GCTAATCTAGGACTAACCCCTAATCAGAAAGAAGAAAATTATTTTAACGCAATAAAATAACACGGTTTTCTGTCTACTTATTTGACATTAGTCCAACCATCAATCAGATTATTTGTGCCAACAACAACTGTTCCGACCATGTCAGTCCACTTATAATCAAGATAGTTTGTTGATTGTTCTATACCAGTATAAGTTCCAATAAACCTTCTATTTTTAGACTCAGTTATACTAAAATCAACTTTTCCATCTTCTGAATTAGCCCACGCTGTCCATGATGACTTACCATCATCGCCTTTTTCTCCATCAGTCCCATCCTCAGTATCTGTAAAGGATATTTGCGTACTTGCTACAAGTTCCTCGTTAACGTAAGCTTCGACTGTTATGTTTAAAACATGGTTAAAGTCACTTGCTTTAACTGTTAGCGAAGGACCTATCTCAATCAGTGAGTCGCCATTTTTATAAAAATAAACAGCTTCATAGTCTTTCCCATTTTTTTGCAAGCTAGGCGTTAATACAGACTCACCAACCCCATTTTTAAAAGCAACTCCGTTTGAAGTCGCTAGTTGTATCTCGTATGGAATAGATTCGTCATAAAGACGTAGCATATCACTAATTAAATCAGAAGCTAACTGACTTTCTTTTTCGACAAAATTGCTGAATTTAGTTTTGTTAGAGCTGGGATTTGTTATGGATATTTCTTGCTCAATAACCCTCGCTGTGAGAATTAGCGTCGGCTCATATCCGTCGTCCTGTATTCGCACAACATCACCAAGTTCTAAATCAACATATCCATCAACTTCATAAGTGACAGCTGGATAAGCGTGTGCTTTTAAATCTTTTAAAGCAGTTGATATCAAGACATCCTGACTGTCCGTCTCAACTTCCATATCCTTACGAATCCAGTTGTCTCGTGTTTCGTTACCAGTCAATACAGATGGATAGCGGTCTCGCGATAGAGGAGCATATAAAAAGCCGTTTTTGAGATAGTATTCTACTTTCCCGTTTTCGTCTTTCCACTCTTTGTAAATAGAGTTATCGATATAGATGATTTGCTCTTCTTCATAGGTTTCTGTTCGCGCCTCTTGTACAACTTCCTCGTATGATATTTGTGTACCGCCACTGACTTGCTGTGTTGTTGCCCCGTTAACAGACATTCCTTGCGCTATTTCACGTGGATAACATACTGTTTGTAATCCTCTAGCAAAAGCGTTAATCTCATACGAGTTTTCCATGACATACATGCGTCCAGCGTAATTCTGCTCTAAGACAGTGACTCTTGTTTTAGACACACTCTTGATAATCCCTGTGTGCCCCCATTGTGTTGTATAAAACGGAGCACCAAAATTTGCTTTAACATTATAGATACCGCCAGCTTGCAAGTTGCCAGCATTAGGCGACCTGTCTAGCTTCCAACCATAAGCACCCCAGTTATAATCAGTGCCGATTAAGGCAGCAGCCATACCACCGCCAATCCGACCACGGATACCACCGATAGAACTATCAATCCAAGCTCCATCTAACTTTTTGGCGTACCAACCTGACAAAGCGTAACATTGCCCCGAGCCGATTCTACGACCTTTAAGTCTAGTAGCTTCATTTAGTGCTTGTATTGTCTTAGTAGCTCTTCTAGCTACGTTTACAGCTGTTATAGGTTTTATTGGAGTTTGCCACAACTTATCAATAGTATCTAGGATATTCCCAGTTACTTTATTGATCCCATTGCGGATATTAGTCATCAAGTTTGTGTAGCTTTGATAACCTGCTGCTGCGTAGTCATATTTAGCGCCACCAGCTCTAAAAAGTCCTTTTGTGTAGTCTGCTAGGTTCTTTTTGCCGACAACATTATATATGCCTTGCTTTGCTAAAAGATAAGTGTAATCTTTTAAAAAGTCATCTACACTTGCATAGTGCATGTATGATCCGCCCTCGTTAGCAGGACGAGCCATACCAGTAGTGACTTTTACTCCGCTAGGACGTGTCTGTGCTCCACCTGTCATTCCTGACCAGTTGTTATCACGCCTACCGATAGTTGAGTCACCCCAAAAGCTCTCTAAATAAAGTTGCGTGATGATTCCACTTGGCAAAATATTATATTGCACTGCGTAGTTTATAATCGCTTGCACGTTGGCTTTTTTTATTGTGTGACCGTAATATTTAATGTCACCACCTAAATAAGTCTTATTAGAACCAACTGTCTTAGTAACTTTACGTGTGACAGGATTAGAGACAACACGCTCCCCTTTTACGGTCTTTTTACCGTAAGGGCGTATTGCGTTATAAATCTGACGTTTATCAAGCTTTTTAGTAATACCAGCGATATTTTTTTGGTATCTAAGCACAGTGTCACTTCTGTCACGACCAACACCGTATGACTTGCCTTCTTCATACTCTTTATAGATATTTATGATAAAAGCTTTAAAAGTGTGGTTATTGTGTAGTTGTGTTTCAAATTCAACTTCCGCATCAAAATTATTAGCAATTGATAATAAGCGAGCCAGTTTAGTGTCTTGACCAGTCCATTCTAAAGTGAGTCTTTTGTCCTTGACTTCGTTTGTACCAATTGTTAAAGCGCCCCAGTTTAAAATGTCAAATGCTACAAGATACTCTTCAAACGACATCGCTTTAGTAGCTTTGTACGGATTACAATACTCATTGAGCAACTCTAGATTTAAGTTTTCGCAATAACAACGTACAGTCGTTTCAGTCTCTTCGATCTGCATGATATTAAAGAGTTGCACTTTATCTTTATGTACAAACGATACAAACGCTTGGTCATTAAGCACTTGATACTTATGATTGAGTGGATTATCTCCTTCAAGTGTTTTTTTATACACAGAAAACTCAAAGACTGATGAACCAGTTGTGAGCTGTCTAGTCCATGTGTCGTCAAAATAATTAAGTGTCCCTTGCTTTTCGTTGTCTAGCAACAAAACAGGGTGCAGTTTAGAATCATGTATTACTAGCGTTATTATAACCACCTCTCTTCCATTAATATCTCAACGTTTGGCGAAGATTGAGAAAACTTAGATACCTGCATTACTAATTCTGTTTTTCCGGGTGGGATAGATATAGGTTGCGAACCTAAAACCATGTCTTGAATAGAATCTAAGTCTTTTGTTTTTACTGTGTCGTTTTCAAAATTAATAACTACTTCATCGCCGGGTTGGTACTTGTTAACAATGTTGTTGTAATGAGACACTCCCATTTTTTCAAAATTGACTTTTTCAAACAGGTTGTAGTTGATATATTTAGAGCTATCACTACATGTCCCCATTGCAAGATGTATCTTGCGAGATTTTTTTCCTTTAAGAGATGGAACAGTTGCATGATGATGCGCACCGTTGAAGTAAATACGAAACTTGTCTTCTTCCCTGAAAATCTCAACTGCTCTGCTTCTATTCATCGAAAAAGGATTGTGATAATTTCTATCTGCTTGGAATTCAAACTGCTTGTAAAATCTCCAGCCTACACCGTCATCATCAAGAGCAAAGAAATTGTATTCTGTTTCAAAGCCGTTTTTGCGTTTGTAAGTTTCAATCCCATAGAGGAATTCATCATTTTCACCTGTCACGCAAAGCTTTAAAAATCCTTTTTGATCCTGCGCGGTAGCAATAAAAATCTGTTTCCACCACAGATGCTCGTTGAGAGTGTATTCTCCGTTTGAGTCAGGATTAATAATAAATGTCCGTGTTCCTACATGTTCTGTGTATCCCGGTGTAGTGCCTCTATTTCCAATAACAACATATTCACCGCCTTTACCAGAACCTAAGATGTTATCAATGCGCATCCGTTTAAGTTCTGTATCAAATGTTGGTGGCATATAGTTGAGTTTTGCTACATTTGGCGCACCTTCTAAAGCTTGTGCAATAGCTTTTGAGTAATCAAAAAGGGATTCGTTGCGATGAACGATAGTCCCGTCTTCTTCCTCTGATGATCCAAGTGCAAAAGCACCTGTTTCGTTTGCGATACCAATATAGCCATTTTCGGAGTTGTGTTTTATTTTGATAATTGGCAACGCATTTGTGTTACCCTCGTTTTGCAAATTAAAAATAAGCTTATTGCCTTCTTGCCTATAGTCCAAAAACTTTTTATAAGTGATAGAGTGTGCAACACCGTCTGGTATGTAAAAAGTGATAACAGCCCTCTGATACCACCTTGCTACTTTTTCTGTCGAAATCTCACCTTGTGCAAGCCCGAGATAGTACTTATCTGGTTCATCTCCGAACGTCATTTTTTTAGGCTTGTCAACATTTAACACGCCAGCTAGCTCATGTTTTAACTGCTCGGTTAAAACGCCATTTATTTCTAGTGGCTCTATATGTACTTTGATAATTTTAGCGCCCGTCTTTATGCCACGAATAGCTGTACCAAGTTGAAACGTCTCATTCAACGACAATGTTCGTTCATTTCCTATAGACCGCTCAACACGAGATATCTTAAAAAATTTAGACATGTCTACGCCGTCATAAATAAATTTCAATTTAGCATTCCTTTCATTCGATTATTGCGACTATTTCGTTGCGTTTGATAATTTGTAATGCGGTCCGCAACTTTAGCTACCCACTGACCGTCCTGTAAGTAAAGTTCTACCGGACGCTCTATTGCTTGTTCTGCAATGTCTAAAGCTTGCTCAATAACGCTGTTATCTTTAGTAGATTTTAAAACCGCAATCATTTCCTCAATCATCCAATACAACTTATCATCTGTTGTTGAAGTCACTGTGTTTTTAGGAAGTTCGCTCATTCGTTGCGTGATATTAGCAATCTTAGTGTTATCAAAACCAATACCGTTAGCATATTTTGGTATTCCTAAATTTTTCATATAGTCCCTGGTCATACTAGCTTTCATGACTTTCGAACCTTTCGGCAGTGGTAATACTACATCACGGCCATCTGGGATGAATGATTGTCCATTCGGTAAAGTTACTAGTTCTTTATATAAAGACCCTTTTTGGTCATTGACCATCGCAAAACCACCCGGGTGGTAATCAGTACCATTTGCGAACTTGAAGGCATTAGCTGCAGCAGCAGCGATTCCTATAGTGACCGTTCTCGGTATGCTAGCTAATAGTTGTTCTATGACTCCTCCTGCGTCATTCCTAGCTCTAATTGAGATAGGTTGACGTTGTTTAGCGCTATCAATTGCTCGTTGCGCAGAATTGACATCAGGTTTTGTATCATTTTTAGCTTTAATGCTTGTTGGTTTCTTTTGAACAATGCTGTTGACTGCTTTTTTTGCTTTCTCAACATCAGAACTAGTCATATCTTTTGCTAGTAGCTTCTGTTTTTTTGGAGACAACGAATTCCAATTTTCGAGCGCTTTGTTCGCAACTCCTTTTTTGTCAAGAAAATCTTTATTATCACCTAAGATGCGCTTAACGTCTTCTGGCAAACTATTCCATATTTTTAAGTGCTCCTCACTTTCTACTATAGCTTGAATGCCTTGATGCCCATCAACGATTAGTTTTTTATCTTCTGGTTTGAGAGCATCCCATTTGCCAGTTTCGACTAGGACTTCCGCCATGGTTATCCGAGCGTTAGTCTCTAAGTTTGCATTCTTTGCAATAAACTTAAGTCTGTCCCAGCCACCTTCCGCTTCAAGAGCTTTAGCTACTTCCTCTTTAGCATTTGTTTTCAACTTACCCGTTTTAGGGTTCCAGACAAGGCTATTCCATTGCGAATTAGCCACCTTTTGATCTTCTGTTGATTTTTTAGTAGTTCTAGCCCACATAGTATTAACTTCTTGAGCTTTAGATGCTGCTTTGGTTGTCTTCTTCATCAACTCTTCATAAGATAATCCAAGCTCCTTCATTTGCTTTTTGACATCGTTAACCATCGCTTGTTGCAACTGCGGGTCTAAATATTTCGCAGTCCCTTTAAGCAGTTTCTTTTGAATTTTAGCATAACGTTTGCCGTAAGCTTCCATTTTCAAGTAATGGTCAGCTTCGAGTTGTTGCTGTTTCTTGTGGATTTCTTCCCTCGCTTTAACAGCAGCTTCATCATCACCTTTGATAGAGTCATAAGCTTTTTTAAGACCACTTTTTAACTTTTGATATGATTTATTTTCAGCTTTTATCCATTTTTCAGTAACTTCAAGAGCCTTAGTTAACTGCTGACTATTTAACGCTTCTAGCTCACCATTCATCGCCTTGGTAATTGCCTTCTTCTCTTTAGCAGAGTAGTTCAATTTTGATAGCTGCACATTGATAAGCTCATTTTGATTCGCTAATACAACAGCTTTTTCTTCTTCGGTTAATCTTCTGTGTTCATTACTAGCATTTTGATAGATATTAATGACTTCATCAGACATCTGCTTGACATTATCAATTGTTTGCCTGCTTGATTTTTTCATCTGTTCTATCGTTTCTTGACTGAAACCAAGTTGCTCTGCTAATTTAACGTTTTTACTTAAGTCTTTATTTTCTAGCTTTTCAATTTCAGCAACTAAACCTTGGAACGCTGTCTTAACAGCATTGACTTGGTCAGCTCCACCTCTGAATCCTGCCATCGACTGATTCGTCTTATCAACTTTATCTTTAAAAGCCTGTAGTTCATTGGCTTGTACTTGACTAACTTTAGTCCCCCACTCTTGCGTACGTTGGTGCGCTTCGTAGGCTTTTTGAGCAAAGTATCCGACAGCAAGCGCAGCAGCTCCTCCTAGCACAACACCCCAAGTTACGGGATTCCCTAGCAATGCTGCCGCTCCACTCATTCCAGTTAATGCAGTAGTTGCACCTTCCGCTCCAACTCCTAAAGCAGCAGCTCCAGTTTTTGCTGCTCCCAGACTCCCGGAGAGTGTGCCTAACGTTTTGCTTAATTTTCCTAGTCCTTGAATCGTTCCACCAATTACGCCAACGCCTTTGCCGAAGATTGACAATGCGGGTCCAGTTGCTGCTGCAATTAGTCCCCATTTTATGATTTGTTGTTGTTGCTCTTTATCCAGAGAACTAAATGCTTTTGCTAAGTCTGCAACGCCTTTAATAATAAGTTTACCAGCTTCTAAACCGTCACGCAGTGCATCAATAAGAGGTCCACCAAATTCAATAGCGACATCATTAACTTGATTTTTTAGCATTTGTAATTTCGATGCTATCGTTTCATAACGTTTGTTCGCTTCGTTCATTAAAGCTTTGTTTTCGCTAAAACCTTTATTAGCAGACTTGAAAGCATCACCTAGCAAGTCGCCAGCTCCTGCCAAACGTTGTAATGTATCAATTTCACGTACAGAATTGATATCCATATCTTGCAAGTGAGCAGTTACGTCTTTCCCTTCTTCTTTAAAGCGTTTAAGACCTTTCACAAAATCAATAATCGCTTCTTGTGGGTTTTTCTTCCAAGATGCAGCAAATTCATCAGCAGATTTACCAGCGATTTTTGCAAACTTCCACAAATCTTCGCCACCAGATAATACTTGCGTATTAATTTTTTGCATGACACGACTAAAGGCAGAACCACCAGCCTCTGCCTCGATACCTACCGAACTCATAGCTGTTGCAAGACCTAATATTTGAGGGTCTGTCAACCCTACAACTTTACCAGTACCAGCTAAACGAAGACCCATTTCAACAATTTCTTTTTCAGTTGTCGCGAAGTTATTCCCTAACTCAACGATAGAACTTCCTAGATTACTGTATTTTGATGGATCTAACTGCGTGATATTAGCAAAACGAGCTAGTGCTGTTGCAGCTTCTTCTGATGACAAGTTAGTAGATTTCCCCATATCAATCATGACACGAGTAAACCCTAAGACGTCCTTTGTCTTGATCCCTAATTGTCCAGCCGCTTCGGCAACATGAGATATTTCAGTCGTAGAAGCTGGTATCTCTTTAGCCATTTGTCTAATTCCTTTAGACAACATATCGTAAGAGTAGACAACTTTCCCATTTGAGTCTTTTACTTCGTCTACTGTTTTTTTGACACCGGCAAAAGCATCTTCATAATCAATGGCAGCCTTAAGAGCATATCCAGCGCCAGCAACAATTGGTGCAGTTACTCCTTTTGTAAAAGCAGCACCAACACCAGATACAGAATCGCCAAATGACTTCATTTTTTTCCCAGCTTGCTCCGCAGCGTTACCAAAACGAGTAAAAACACTTGTTTCAGCGCCTAAAGCTTTTAGTCTATTTTGCAACTCTGAAACTTTAGCAGCTGTTTCCATCATCGCTGACTTAGCATTGATAAGCGCTTGTTTTTGACTTGCAGTTGCTTTATTGACATCACCAACATTTTCTTTTAACTCATTATATTTTTGAGATTGTTTTTTTAGTAATTCTTGATAACCTTTTAATGCACCGCCTGTTTCTGCGTATATAGCTTTTAAACCTTTAACTCTACTACCATGACCCTTAAAACTATTTTCAACAGCCTTTAGAGAGTTATCTAAGGTCTTCATGTAAGTTTTTAAATTTCTTGTGTTAGACATAAAAGGTGATATGTCTAGTGTAGCAGTTGCTACTAAATCACCTATATTCCCCATTAATTCTCCTTTCTAGCCGAAAAGGAACGGGAACGCTTTGTCTAAAGTTGTTTCAACCACTTCTTCTTTTTCAGCAAAATCAGTTTCTAGCGCTTTTACCATCAACTCTATGTCTGATAAGCGCATTTTTTTAATATCTAAAATGGTATACCCATTTTTTAGTAAACTTTGAATCCACAAGAGCAGGTTGTCTTTAGCTTCTTGAGGAGTTATCGTTCCTTTTTTTCGTCTTCCTCTTTTTCTCCGCCTAAAGCGTCAACAAAAAGATCATTTAATTTGTCCAAAACAGTCATGTCTGACTGTTTTAAGTCATCGATAGTAAATTGATTTCCGTACATTTCAACAAACATTTGTAAGTATGATTCGTTTAATTTGCGGTGCTCTTTTGCATCCAAGCGGTGTTCATCACTGCTAAATACAGCGCTTTGCCTAACTTGATGTTCAACTGCTAATAGATTATCTTCAACATTGATGAAATCTTTTGAAAAAGTTTTATCAACACCGCCTTTTTTTAAGGTAATTTCGTACATATCTACTCCTTATCAAAAATTAAAGGTTGGATTTTAAATCCAACCTTTAAACTACATTTCAAAATTCTTTTCTTTTTTCTTTATATCTGTCGCACCTGCAAAAACTAAAGTTTTAAAAGTTTCTAAATTAAAACTACTAGCACCTTCTCTGCCGACAACCAAAACGTCCCCTTCTTCTCCGCGGGCTACAAAGTTACCTGTTACTTTGTCTGGTTCTGGGTTAGGTGCACCTTCTTTTGTTTTGGTATCCATGCCAGGAATGTTAAATTTACCTTTTAGCAAACCAACCCAAATAGCTTTCCCATTTTCATCACTTGTTCTAAACATGCAAGCAACGTTGTTAGGTGTGAGCGATTTGTTGTATTTTTCAATACCGTTTTCTGCTTTAATTCCGAAGAAATCCTGACGCGCTTCGGAAGTCAAGTCAAGGACTTCGATTTCCAATTTTGTTTCTGTGATACCACCAGATAAAACAACATACGGTCCATCATCAGCCATGACAGTTTCAAGCTCATTTGTAATGTCAAGTTTCGCAGATTTCATTCCAGGGAGCGATTTAATCCCTCCCGTTTTTGTTTGTAATTGATCATCATCTCCAAGCACTGCATATTGGAAATCACGTAATCCAAATTTTACTTTTCCCATTTTTTCCTCTTTCTTTTAATAAAAATCAAAACAGCGGTATTTCCTTACGTTCATGAGTAAGTCAATATCGCTATCTTTATATCTTGGTTTTTCATTAGCAGTATATCTTTCAAAACCGCCTTTTTTTAAAATCTTATCTATACAGTTGGCAATTTGGTCAGATTGAGAAGCAGTTTTACACCAAAAATTGATTGTAATACGCTGTTCATTACTGATCATGTCATCATCTGCATATAAAGACGGACCATCATACGTTGTATTTATACGCATAAATGGCGCTAGTTCTACTTTTCTTAAATCAACAGGATTGTCAGGGATATCATATGTAAAGATACCCTGATCAAATCCGTTTTTAAAAGGACCACCTCTAAGCTTATCCAACAGCTCATTAAGCGTCCTATCGTTTTTTAACAATTTGTAAGCAGTTGTTTCAGCTATCAAAGCCTTAGTCCCTCCTTAACTTTTTGAGCGTAAATTTCTCTTGCTCTCGGCGTCATCTCATTGATAGTCTTTTCCTCAAAGTCTTGTCCTTTTTGATAGATTGTCCCACTATTCGGGAAATGAGCGCGCCAACCAGTCTTTCGACCGTAACCGATATCTTTTGATATAATGCCGACGTTAGCTCCTTTGAAACCACTTGTCGTAGTATCGTATTTCAATTTAGTATCATGAACTGAATAATCTATTGGTGTATTTCTAGACAAAGCCTTTTTGAACTCCTCAGCAACCTGCGTAACCGCTCCTTTCGCAGCGTTAGGCGCTTTAACCTCAAGTTTAGTAAGATTATCCAAAATACCATCAAGTCCTTTTGTCATGACATGCTAACCCCGCTAATCATAGTAATATCTTTACCAGACTCGTCCAATTCAATTTTGTCAATCTTATATATACGTTTGTTAAAATCGACAAACATAGTGTTATCGATGGACAATTTAGGATTGTATCTGATTAAAAACGTTTTTGTATCTTTGTTTGTAGGCAAATCACTTGCATTTTGAAATTTCGATTGATAATTAAAATCTCTCAGTTGCGTTTTTATAACTTCCGCCCAACAGGTATACAAATCTTCACGAATGTTGTCTACAACTTCACCATCTTCGTTTTGTCCGCCTGTTTGGTTAAAGATAGTAATTCTAACATTCATCTTCCGCGTTATCATGCGTCACCACCCCTCAGTCTGAGTTGGTGGATAATGTTCAGAACACCGTTAGCAAGCGGATAGCGATTACTATCCGCAGATAGACCACGGTGATCGTATTCCTCCTTAACCTGTTTTTTTACAGCTAACGCAAATTTAGCGTGACCTTCAAACATTTCAGGAGTTGACCCATCATCTATTGCAAAACAAATTTGTTCTTGAGCAGATTCAATCATTTCTTTGATGATGTCATCCTCAAAATCAAAGTCAATTTTGCAATAGAGTTTTACACTGTCCAATAACTCTTTCGATACAGCCATAGCTATACCTCTTCAACGCCTGCTAGTGCAAGTAAATCTGATTTCAAGGTCTTACCACTAAAATCAATTCCTTGACTTGTTAAATAGCGTTTGATTTCTTCTACAGTGCTCTTACTAGTTGGTTTCGCCACCTCTTCAGTGGCCTTATAAGGGCAATGATTCTGGTGTAAATGTCACATAGTATCCAGCTTTGTCATCAACTTTAGAAACGCCAAAGCGAAGCACAGCTTGCAAGTATTGACCGTAGATTTCGTTATCTGCCCAGCGAAGTCCAAGGTCTTTGCGGTCAGCAAATAATACACCACGTTTAAAATCTCCGACAAATGCTTTATCTTTACCTAAAACTTCATCAGCTAGTACAAAAACAGGTTTTCCAAGGAATACTTTCCCAGAAACAGAAGTGATTGAATCTTGAAGCAGGTAACGACCATTCTTATCTTTTAGTGTATCCATTGTTTGATAAAAGCTTTGAGATACAATAAATGACACATTGTAAGCAGGATCTAATTCAACATTGAGAAGCTTCTTGATTTCATCCAAGTTTTTTACTGTCTTAGCTTCGAATTTCTTGAGAACTGTTGCGATAGCGTCATTTGTTGTATTAACTTTCATTTGACCGATTGTCTCAGCAACAATTCCAACTAAATCAACATCTGCGTCGTCAATTGACTCTTGAGACAACGGGATAGCTCCACGGTAAGTTTTGATTTCCCATTCGACGTTTTTGAATTGTGGTTTGCCTAGTTTTGGGTTTTTTTCTAATTCTTCAACGCTAACCATTTTTTCAGTCGCACGTTGCAATACTGGCCATTTCCCTGATGCTTTTTTAGCTGGGTGGATGCTAGTGAATTGTTTCAAATCAACAACTGTCTTAACTTCACGTGCTGGTGTGTAAAGAATTTCTTCGCTAGATACAGGTTTAACGTCTGTTTTCTTCACACCATCTGTTTTAGGGTCTACAGGAGTTGTTTGGTTAAGTGGAATAAGTACTTCATCTTTACCATCAAAACGTAAAGAATCGTTTACAATTTTACCTTTTGAGCGAATAAACTCATTAACGCTTTCGCGGTATGTTTTAGTTTCTTGTGGCACTTCTTTTCCTCCAGTATTTTCTGCACCGCCTTTTTCAATGCTAGCTTCATACAATTTCAAGTCATTTTCTGCTTCTACTAAGTTTGCTTTGACTTCTTCAACTTCTGCTTTAATTGAACGAGCAGTTTCAAGGTCATCTGATTCCAAAGCATTTTTTACTTCTGCTGTTTTACTAGCAATCACTTGATTCAAGTCAGCGATAGTCGCTTTAATTTCTTTAATTTTTTCTTCGAACATAAATTCCTCCAACAAAAAAGAGCTTATAGCCCTTGTAAAATTTCTTCTTTTTCAATTTTTAGCAACATGTTGCTAATCTCTTGCTTTCGCTTAGCCCTACTTGCATAGTAATCATCAATTACCGCTTGTGGCAGCATCATGCTATCGATGCTTGCGACAGCTTCAAAAGTCATTACTTCGTCTGCAAAGCCATTTTCAACAGCTTCTCGAGCAGACATAAATGTTTCATTTCGCATTAGATCCATGATTTCATCTTCAGATTTGCCTGTTTTTGCAACATAAGCGTTAACAATAGCTTTATCGCTTGACTTAAGAGCATTAGAAGCCTTATCTAAATCATCGCTATTACCAGCCACCCAATTAAACAAAGCCTTGTGTACCATCATCTGAGCTGTCGGACTCATGACAACTTTATCTGCTCCCATAACAGCAACGGATGCCGCACTAGCAGCCATACCTGTAATTTCAGCTGTCACTTTGCCTTTGTAATTTCGCAAAGCGGTATAGATTTCACTCCCTACTGTAACAAGACCACCATTTGAATTAACCTCCAAAATAATGTCGCTATTGTCTTCGGGTAGTTTCTCGATAATGCTTTTAGCGCTAGCAGCTTCCATTCCGTAATAGTCGTAAACTTCTTGAGAGTTATTTGCAATTAGCGGCCCTTTAAGGTTTATCCTCTTTGGCATTTACCTCACCTCCTTTCCCTTTGATACCGACCTTGTCCTGGTATTCTTCTTTTTTGTCTAAAAAGACGTAGTTTAGACTCGACTGGTATCGGTCCATATTCGGATCTGTTGATTTTTGCTTACCAAGCTCTACAAGCCCTTGGTTAGGTGTCAAGATTTGGTTATTAACCAATTTGACAATCTCATCAACATTACGTCCTGTAACACTCCGTGTGTCAAATTCGATATGATACAGACGTCTGTCCTTGTCATTCAATGTTTTAAGCCCTAATTCACTTGTTATAGCATCAAAATAAAACGGTAAATCATTCGTGACATAATCTTCCATAAGCTGAGCCACAGACTGGTTCGGGCTATTGACTCCAAGTTTGTAACTAGGAACTCGCAAAGCTTTTGCGATTTGGGCCGTGGAAAAATTGTTACTTGTAATTAATTGCAATACGTTAGTATCAATTTCAAGTGGCGTGTATTCCATCGTGCTGTCAAAAACTAGAGGACTTCCCCCGACAGATCCTTCGCGCATTTTCTCAAAGTCTTGTCTTGCTCTTTGACGCGCTTCTCCACTTAATTGAGCACCTTTCATCGTTAAGATACCGCTAGAAAATCCATCTTTGAAGAATTTAATCAAGGTGTTGATACCGCCAGTTTGCAAATCAATCTCATCTCCTAACGACAGTAGCGGAGACCTGCCAAGGATTGTGTCGTGACTAAAAAACTTCCAGTGTACAACATCATGAGCAAAGCACTTAATTTGTTTACCCGTCAAAATATCAGTAAAGGTATAGACAATATCATGATTATCTGTTTCCTCAACTGTTGTCTCAGATGGCCTATAAAATTGAAATTGTAAAGCTTGGTTAGTCTTTGGATCACGCAAAATACGAGAAAAAGAATTGCCAGTCAAAATTGCATTTACTGCCATGGCAAACTTCCACGTCCTAGCGCTCGCGTTATTTGTGGATTTAACATTTAAAAGATAATTAATATCCTCATCTTGGATAATGTCTCCATTAACATCCTTTTTAACAAGCGGAAACCTAGCAATATCCCCAGCTATAATAGACGTTGCTGTTAAAATATCGCTATTCTTCAAAGCCGACACTCCTAAATATTTTTGAGAGACATCTCCAGCTAAAACAGATGATATATAGTCATCGTAGGACACCTTTGAACTGCCCAAAGGTTGAAAAAAACTCATCGATTTCTCACCTCCTTTCTAAACCACTAACTTCTATTTTCGCCATTTACGCTTATAATTTTTCTTGATGTAGTTAACATCAATTGCAATATCTACAATAGCTGCTTGATTATCAAAACATACGCCTTTAACCGCTGCCAATTCGTTATTTGTTGCTTGGGCGTTTTGTTGCACAATCGCTCTCAACTCTGCAATTTGTCTGTTTTGATTTTTAAGTGCTTCAGCCTGCATGTCGTTTTCTGCGATAAGCAATACAACTGCCGTTTCCAGTTTACGTTTTTTCTTGATGCGTTTATTCATGTTTTCCTCCTACAATATCTACATAGATAGCTAAAATAACTAAAATAAGCCCGCTGGCGATAAAACCGACTTTATCACCAAACAAAAAAAGACCGTGTATCAACAGCCCTAATCCAACTAACAATATTAATGTATGTATGTTTTTTAAAATAAAACTAATCAAAATAGCGTCTCTCCTCCTAAAATTTTCTCGCTTGTCCAGTAGCCAGAACCGTCAAACGGCTCTAGGTAACAAACAGCGTATCCGTCAAGAGCAGCATCAAGCGGGTCAATCTTATTGCTATTCTTATTCTTATCAATCCTCATACCATTATTATCAGTTTTGATATAAGCATTGTTAACAGCCATTGTCAGTAATGGATTACCAGAGTGCTTAATTTTGCCTTTTTTGAGGTCATCACGGAATTGTTTTGTCGGCATGTTCAAAACCATTGTCGTCTGCGAAACTTCTATCAGAGGCCATTCTGGATGCCTTTTTTCAATCATTGTAAGTAACGTTCCGAATTGATATGGATCAAAGCAAATTCCGTTAACTTCCCATTCATTTGTATAGACCATCTCTTCAATTTTTTCCAACACCCGTTCGTCATCAATGACACCACTTTCAAGGGTGGTTATCTCGCAATAACCTTGACGTTCCAAATTACTATAAGATACGCCATCCCGCTTCTCTTTAGCCGTTAACCCATACTTTGTAGCCACGAAAGAAAAACTGTCGAAATACCAAAAATCATCCATCATAATTACTGGTGTGATAGCAAATAAGTCACTCACACGGCCAACGTCAACGCCTAGCCAAACCCTACGTTTGTGTGTATCCGGCTTATCAATCTGAGCAAGTTCCCAAGTTGTTTTATCAATGTAAGATTCTTCGCTTGATTGACGCCACATGTTAAAGTTTTTGATTAACACTTTATTGATTTCACCAGTTTCAAGGGACACTCTGCGGCGCGTTCTCAGGTAATCCATTAGCTTATCATGTAAAGCTTCAACCTCAAGAATTGGATTTGATTTTATCCAGTTTGATTCATCTTTGATTTCCTCTTCGTTATCCTGTTCTGCAACATATCCAAAATAACCCTCGTCTGTGATTTCTCCGTCTAGTATTTTGGTGATGTATGGATACTCAATTGTGTGCATCGGGACATTCAAATCCATACCAGCTGTTGAAATAATCAAGATAAACGGGTTATCAAGCTGACCTTGGCCAGATTCTAAGAGCTCCAACATTTCATTCGTCTTCGATGCTGCAAATTCATCCAAAACGCCAACGTACGGTTCAAATCCATCGACTGCCCCTGTATCTCGACTAAGAGCTCTGATATAAGATTCATCATGTAAGTTTTTAAGCTCATCGCGGACAATTTTTGTAGCCTTTCTGACATCAGCATCCTTCGCTCTGAGAGATGATAACTGTTTCTTTGCCATATCCCAAGCAATTTTAGCCTGTGTACGGTCATTAGCTGTACAAAACAATTGTCTGCTCATAGATGGGTTATGACCAAATAAGAACTCATAAAGCAAGATACCAGCTATCAGAATTGTTTTACCATTTTTACGAGCAACAGAAATCATAGCCTTCCTAAAACGTCTCAAGGAATGATCTGTTTTCTTTCGCCATCCATATAAATTCCCGATAATAAACTTTTGGAACATCGCCAGTGGATAAGGTTTACCCGTTTTTACATCTGGTAAAATCTCGATGAAGTTAATTGGATCAGCTGCTTTTTCTGGTAAATAGACAAATTTAAAATCTTCATCATCTATTCTTTTGAGGTCATTCAAATGTCTCAAGCATGCCTTAAAAACTTTTTTACTTGATTTTATCTGTTCATCAACGACCATTTTTGCATAATAAAAAGCGTCATCTTTATAGATGTCGCTGATTGCTGAATAATCGTATTCTATTGTCATGACCTCCTTTCTTTTTAGCCTCCAAATTTATCAAAAATACTCTTAGGTTTTTCCTCTTCTTTAGGAATAAACATTTTCATCCGACTATCTACGGTCAACCCAAGCTGACTTGCGCTACTTCTAATATTCGCTGTGGCTTTTTCTAGCGTTAAAATAAGCGGACTAGGAATAATGCCCTTGTCTGGATCATTCGTAAAATAACCGACCTCATCCAATTTTTTGCTTGTTTCTTTGTAGATAGCATACCATGTGCAATATAACTCTAATAGCCCTCTATCGAGATTTCTTAGGGGTAGGTTTTGGAGGTCTTCTATGATTCTCCTATACTCATACTTAGCTACATTGTTAAAGTGCTCAGGGGGTGTCTTTTGCAACTTTTTTAGACCGTCAGAAGCCTTATTTTGCGCGGTTTCTCTCGTTATTTTTTCTTCTTTTGTCAGATGTTTTTTTGTCGTTTCAACTAGCTTTAAATTTCTTCCCATAAAACCTCCTTTACACGAAAATTGACAGTTCAAAAATTTCAAAAAGGGAATTTTTTGCACGGAAAAGGGCGCGTTCTCAAAAACACGAACGATATAGCCCCGTTAAAAAAAGAGTGGGGGTGTTTCCCGAATATTAACATGGTGTTGTTAATTTTTATACCCGTTTTTCTATTAATTATTTTTACATCTTTCTCTTATCGCTTTACTGTCATTACACGCTTTACAGCTCGCTTGTAGGTTGTTCCAGTCTAACCTTTTACTCCAATCTTTCTTAACTGAGATAATGTGGTCAGTCATAGTTGCTTCTCCTCCACACATCGCACAGACATAATCGTTTTGCAACAAGACTTGCTTACTTGTCTCTCTCCATATTTTTGAGTTGTAGAACTGTTTGACTTGCTTATCGTACTTCCAGCGATTACGATTGTAATCACGATACTCTGCTGATCTATCGTCGTAGTCGACTGTCATCCGTCTACCTCCAGTAATGATTAGCTTCTGCGGCCTCATACCCTAACCTCCAATAAAAAATACGTATTTTTTGCGCATACCTATTGACATCCACCTTATTTATGTGTATAATATAAGTATAGAAAGTGAGGTAAGCAATATGCCAATGACCCCAAAGCAGATGATAAAACTGCTAAAAAAGAATGGGTTCTACGAAGTCAGTCAAAACGGAAGTCACAAAAAATTCCGAGACAATAACGGACATCAAACCATTGTTCCAATGCACAATAAAGACCTCGGAAAAGGTCTTGAAGATACCATTCTAAAGCAGGCGGGTTTAAAATAATCCGCTTGCCAGATGGTGTGCTTATCTCACAGTAATCAAAGGAGAATCATTATGTTAATTTATCCAGCTACATTTACACAAGACACAGACTATATCATGGTTACATTTCCAGATGTCCCTGAAGCAATCACTCAAGGTGAAGACTTTCAAGAAGCTTACGAAATGGCTGTTGAAGTCTTAGGTTTTGCCCTTGAGGATTATACTGACTATCCAAAGGCAAGCTCCGTTTCTGATTTAAAAGAACAGTATCCTGATTCTGATATTGCTTTAATTGGCATTGATATGATTGCCTACATGAAAAAATATCACTCTAAGAAGGTACGCAAAAACGTGACAATTCCAGAGTGGTTGAACAACGCAGCCGAAGATAAAAACCTCAACTTTTCTCAAGTGTTAACTGAAGCACTTGAATTAAAATTACAAGCATAAGAGCCACTGTTGTGGTTCTTTTTTTTACATAATAAAAAGCCACCACAATGTGATGACTGAGTAAAGCGTGTGAGTGGATTCGAACCTGCACGCCCCACATACATAAAATAGCAAGTTTGATAGTAGTTAAAGTTGACGACTAAATAAATAGCCTGTTGGTAAATGATTATCTCTTCTTGCTATTTTGATAATACTATATTAACACATATTTTTATGTATAAACTATTGTATTACTGTATAAAAACTAGTCAAAAACTCCTTGCTCTACAATCAAAGAACCCTCCCTATAAAGCTCTGCAAAAGCTAATAATGCAGCATCTAGCGTGTCATAATAAAAACTCTCTGACATACATAATTCTGTATAAATAACCTTATCTGCATTTTTGTAAGGAGATAGGTATTTGTCATACAAAATCCTACGCTTTTCTGGCTCCAATATCATACTAACTGATTGCTCAATTGCTTCTAATTCTTGTTCAGCTGACACACGGTTGAGTGCTAAGCGTTCAACTGGCTTACTAGGAGTTCCATGTGATTGTCTAGGCTCAAAGGAATAAGTAGCTGTCACTTTTTGAGTATCTACATCATTAGCGATCCTACGCCAGCGTGGATACTCTCTTAGTTTTCGCTTAGCGTTTGATTTAGTCTTTTGTATATTAATTTCTGGAAAAAACGTCATGAAAGCTCCTCGTATGATATAATAGTTGTACGAATATATACCGAATGGCGCTTTCACGAGCGCTTTTTTATTGTTCTCCTTTCCTTTTTCTGCTGACTGTTTTTTGTGTTGTTAATTGTCGAGTATTAAATTTTTAGTTTTGTGTCAGCACTATATTTTCAGCGTTGCGCTTGTATAATCATCTGTGAGCGATAACAGACTTTAGATTTTTATGAAAAAAATGTCGGAGGATATTTCCCTTTCTAAAAATTTCGCTCTATAACTACGTAACGATTATTCCACGCTACGCAGCTGAATACTTACAGAAAGCTTCCAGGGTAAGTTTAACGAGTATTCCAGCTCGTAGACCCACAGAGCCATTGCAGGCTCTTAGGCGCTTGCGTGGGACTTTAATTTGCTTCTGTGTTTAATAGTTTAAAATGCCAAGTTTCATATTCACCATGATAAACGAAGCCTACATAGCCTTCATCAACGATTTTATCGCATACAACATATGCTAAATCAGTATTTTTTAAATAATCTTTTTCACCATATTTAACAATAGCAATATCATGTTTTTCACCATTTCTAAAATAATAGCCAGAGGACAAATTATATTTGTCATTGTTAAAGTCATTTGCATATTTTTTTGATATAAAAATTGTTTTTTCTTTCATAATTTAATCTTTCCCCATAAACTAAGCATTTTCGCTTTAGCTTCAACAGTACCACTCGAAGACTCTGTAATTTCTTCTAACTCGTAAAAATGAACTTTTTTATTATGGAAAGTAATCATTATTTTTTGGTTCTGTTTTTCCATAGATTAGTTCTTCAATATTCATTTGCTACCCTCCTAAATCACTAAAAGGCACTTCCCAAGTATAATCTTCATACTCAAGAGCTCGATTTTTTATCAGTTGACCAGAATGAATCTCAACTTCATGGGTAAACTCCATACCCATCTCAAAACTGAAAATATGTAGGTCAACATCATATTTCTTCGATAACTCTAAATAGTCTTCAGGGAAAATAGCCCACGCTTGTTTGAAATTACCAATTGTAACAATATGTGTTTCTCCTTTATCACATTCGGGACTTATCAAGCAAAAATTGATTTTTTTTGAATTAATAAACGCTCTTTTAGTGCCTTTTAAATAAAAAACATCTCTACCTTCAATTTCAAAGCTATAACCTTCTTCATCTATATCATCAAACTTAATTAGTCCTTTTTCTAGCCTATAGCTAGATACAGGAACTTCTAAGATTTCATTCAAGTACTTTAGGATATTTGATTTGGTTCCTCTAATTTTTATAACACCTTCACACCAATTTGGCATATTTCTATCCCCCATTTCCCGTTAGTTCTGCAATCCGCTTTGTCTGTCTCTGATTTTGCTCGCTAGCACGTTTAAGCTGCTTTTGTGTCCTGCTTAACTGTGTCCGTAATCCTGTAATTTGCAGCTTGTAGTGGTCTTGCAGTGCGACGTTTAAAATAGATATAGCCATCAGCACAATCGATAAAAACGTTATGATATTGTTTCGTCTAATGTTCAATTTGTCTTTTTTTGCTAACTCATAAAGCAAGCAATCAATCATCTGTTGTTCAGTCATTTCGTCATCTCCTCTATCCACTCAATGGATGTATACTATAAAAGTAGACAGAACTTTGTGTGTTATAATCTGTTTTAAAAGACACAAAAACGAAAGGACAACCTATGTCAACATTTAAACGCTACGACGAAGAATTTAAACAATCCCTTGTCAACCTTTATCAAACTGGAAAAACTCAGTCTGAACTCTGTAAAGACTATGGGGTATCCACTTCTGCGCTTGCAAAATGGATCAAACAGTATTCTCAAGTCAAACTCGAAGATAATTCTGTACTTACTGCCAAGCAAATACAAGAGTTACAAAAACGTAATGCACAGCTTGAAGAGGAGAACCTTATCCTAAAAAAAGCAAGTGCCATATTCATGCAAAACTTAAAGTAAGACTCCTCGCTGTCTATCGGTTACGCTTTGAACACGCCACAACAACCTTGTGTCGTGTTTTACGTGTCAATCGCTCCACTTACTATAAATTTCTAAAACATAAGCCCTCAAAAAGAGAATTGGATAATCAAATTTATAGAAAACAAATACTTGAGATTTATACCAAAGCGAACAAAAGACTTGGTGTGAAGTCTATCAAGGTCATTCTTCAAAGAGACTACGACACAAAAATCTCTGAAGGAAGAATTTACCG